ATTTTCCCTGGTGCTTACTGGCCTATTATTCTTATGTTCTCCATTATTGAGGTTGCTAAAGTAGTAACTATATCATGGACGTATCGTAATTGGGACAATGCACCACACACTTTGAAATATCCTTTCATTTGTGGTGTTGTTGTGTTGATGATGTTCACTTCAATGGGTATCTTTGGTTTCTTATCAAAGGCTCATTTGGAACATTCTGCTGATGTAGGACCTATTGTCGATAAGGTGGCATTAATTGATGAGAAGATTAGAATTGAGAAGGACAATATAAATGAATATCGTAAGAATATCAAACAGCTTGATGATACAGTTGACCAAATCATGGGCCGTTCAGACTCGGAAAGGGGAGCGGAGAATTCGTATAGAATACGCAAAACCCAATCGAAAGAACGTAATGAGTTGGCTTCGAATATCGAGTCATCGCAGAAGCATCTCAACCAACTTAATGAAGAAAAGGCTCCGTATTCTAATCAATTGCGGAAAGCTGAATCCGATTTTGGCCCAATCAAATACGTGGCGGAACTAATCTACGGTTCGGACGATAGAAGTATTATTGATAAGGCAGTTCGATTATTGATTATAATGATTGTATCTGTGTTTGATCCATTGGCAGTATTGTTATTGATAGCAGCTAACTATTCTTTACACCGAGAAGTAGAAACAAAGAAAGCCGAACCGGCAGTAAAGTCTACACCTATAGCCGACACACCTGATATTCCAGTTTTCATTACACCTAACGTTGCAGAACCACCACAATGGAAGACAACAATAGAAGTGCCAAAAGATAACATAGCAACTATTGCACCAGGAGTAGCTGCAACTACATATGATTATGATGAACCATTTGCATTTAAACCAAAGGATAAACAATGAGTATATTAGATAAAATTAAAAAGAATAGTAGCATCAAAGAATCTGCTATTCTATCCAAATCAAAGTTCTTCACCGAGAAGGACATGATACCAACGGCAATTCCAATCATCAATGTGGCATTGTCTGGTAAATTAGATGGTGGTCTTACACCAGGTCTTACAATGTGGGCAGGTCCATCAAAACACTTTAAGACTGCTTTTTCACTTTTGATGGCAAAATCTTACTTGGACAAATATGAAGATGCGGCTCTCTTATTCTATGACAGCGAGTTTGGAACTCCTCAGTCTTACTTTGATTCGTTTGGCATTGACACTAACCGTGTTCTACATACACCACTTACTGACATTGAACAGTTAAAGTTTGATGTGATGCAACAGTTAACACAGTTGGATCGTAAAGATAAATTAATCATTATCATTGATTCAATCGGTAACTTGGCATCTAAGAAAGAAGTTGATGATGCACTAGAAGGCAAATCTGTGGCTGATATGTCGAGAGCCAAACAAGTCAAATCATTGTTTAGAATGGTAACACCCCACCTTACAATGAAAGATATACCAATGATTGTTGTCAACCACACATACAAAGAGATTGGTATGTTCCCTAAAGATATTGTTGGTGGTGGCACAGGTTCATATTACTCTGCCGACAATATCTTTATTCTCGGTAGACAACAAGAGAAAGAAGGTACTGAAGTTGTTGGTTACAATTTCATTATCAATGTAGAAAAGAGTCGTTATGTCAAAGAGAAATCTAAAATACCTGTTACTGTTTCTTTTGATGGAGGCATTAGCAAGTGGTCTGGTCTTCTTGATATTGCGTTGGATTCAGGTCATGTAGTTAAACCTGCCAATGGTTGGTACTCACGTACTGATGATGATGGTGTTGTTGAAGAAAAGAAATACCGTATCAAAGAAACTGATACCAAAGAATTCTGGATGCCAATTCTTAAGAAGAAATCTTTCCAAGACCATATCGAACACAAATACCGTATTGCTTCTGGTAATATCATGCAAGGTGATATTGATGAGGCTTTTGAAATTGAAACAAGTAATGGTGTATAATGATTGATTGTATGGTTTTAGGTGATAGCATTGCGGTCGGAACCCAAATGTTCCGACCCGAATGTGTTGCATACGCTAAAGGTGGTTGGAATTCTTGGCAATGGAAGAAAGACTATCTTCAAAATGATTTGACTGCCAATACAGTTATCATTAGCCTTGGTTCTAACGACCACAAAGGTGTTAAGACTAGGAAAGAACTGGAAATCATACGAGATAAGGTCAAAAGTAGTAGAGTGTTTTGGATTCTACCGGCAATCAAACCTAACATCCAACAAATCGTAAAAGAGATTGCTGAAGAACATGGTGACACAGTTCTACCAATAACACAATTACAGCCTGATGGTGTACATCCTAGTTGGGCTGGTTACAAACAATTGGCAAGAGAAACAAGATGATTGAAGGAATAGATTATGAGTTTATATTTCCTGAAGGAAGTAAAACCGAAACGCACATCAAATTGATTACAGGTAAATATAAAGATACGGTATTTAAATATGGCAAAGTGAAACTCCTGGAACATAATGACGGGCCCCATTTACATTTTGCTTTTGATGTGATACAATCTCCAGTGATGAAGCCTAAGAAACTTCAAAAAGATGAGGAGTTTACAAAATATTTGTTTGAACTCCTCTTAGAACTTATGGCTGATAGTGACGAGGAAATAATTGATGAAACTGGAACAGACGATATTAAAGAACCTAATTTACAATGAAGACTATTTACGCAAGGTTCTCCCCTTCATTAAAGATGAATACTTCACCGACAAAACTGAAAGGATGTTATTCACCGAAATCTCTGAATTTGTTTCGAGATATAACACTACACCAACGATTGAAGCAATTGGATTGGCCGTCAAAGAAAGGCGAAATCTTTCAGATGACGAAGTGGAAAAGTCCGAATCTTATTTACAAGAGATTGCATTGGCTAAGGGAGAAGAATCCAAGATTCAATGGCTTATTGAAAAGTCGGAAGCCTTTTGTCAAGAGAGGGCAATCTACAATGCAGTACTGGGCTCTATTAGCATTTTGGACGGTAAGGATAAAACCCACGATAAGGGTCAGATTCCCAAGATATTATCGGACGCTTTGGCGGTAACATTCGATAGTTCTGTTGGCCATGATTACTTAGAAAATAGTGATGAACGATATGAATTCTACCACAGACATGAAGAAAGAATTCCTTTTGACTTGGACTTCTTTAACAAGATTACAAAAGGTGGTCTTCCTTCCAAAACTCTTAATATCGCTCTTGCTGGTACCGGTGTTGGTAAGTCCCTTTTTATGTGTCATTGTGCCGCTGGAGCTATGTCGTTGGGTAGAAATGTTCTTTACATCACTATGGAAATGGCTGAAGAACGTATTGCGGAAAGAATAGATGCGAACCTATTAAATGTGACCGTTGATGATTTGAATTCTTTACCAAAAGATATGTATGACAAGAAGATTGCCAAGATGAAAGAGAAGACAACTGGCAAATTGATTATCAAAGAATATCCAACTGCCTCGGCTTCTGCAACTCACTTTAGGACATTATTAAATGAGCTCAATCTCAAAAGGTCGTTTACACCTGATATTATTTTCATTGACTATCTCAATATTTGCTGTAGTTCTCGTATCAAGGCCGGAGCCAATGTCAACTCCTACACCTACGTCAAATCCATTGCAGAAGAATTGCGAGGTCTTGCCGTTGAATTCGGAGTACCAATTGTTTCTGCTACACAAACAACACGGTCAGGATATGGTAGTTCAGATCCAGGACTCGAAGACACGAGTGAGTCTTTTGGTTTGCCAGCTACAGCCGACTTGATGTTTGCTTTGATTACAAGTGAAGAACTAGAAGAACTTGGCCAACTGATGGTCAAACAATTGAAGAATAGATATTCTGATCCAACCACCCATAAAAGATTCGTTATCGGTATTGACCGTGCAAAAATGAGACTTTATGATGTTGAACAAACAGGACAAGATGGACTAGCCGATGCAGGCCAACCTTCACAGAAACCTAAAAAGAATTTTGATGGATTTAAAGTATGAAACTAACTAGAGAAGAAGCACTTTATTGTGCTAATGCCTTCCATGAATATTTTGCCGATATCGGTGATATTGAAGAATATATGAGAGAGGAGAAGTTGAAAGCAGTCAAAGATATTCCTTTTTCATTGTTTCCTCCCGAAGATGATTTATTCTCCGATTTCTCTATGCACCCAAATGATATGGACATTGAAGTTTGTGAGATACCTAATGATACCTGGGAAACTTTGTTAGCCATAACATCATCACACGTTAACAAATCTCCTGTTGGTAAGAATATTCAATTGGCTGTTAGAGAAAAGAATACTCAAAAGATTCTAGGATTCATCCGTCTCGGTTCACCAGTAATCTATATGAAACCAAGAAACGAATTGCTTGGACAGGTTTGGATTCAGAATCCTGATACGGCCAAACGATTCAATGAATCTACTATAATGGGTTTTGTTATTGTACCGGCACAACCGTTTGGTTTTAATTATCTTGGTGGTAAATTGCTTTCTGGTATTTGTACTTCACATACAGTCCGTGAAATTGTCAATAAGAAATATGGTGCCAATATTTGTTTATTTGAAACCACCAGTTTATATGGTACGGCTAAGACCGTATCTCAATATGATGGTATGAAACCATTTATTCGTTTCAGAGGTCTAACAGAATCGGATATGGTGCCAATGATGCACGGTGAAAGATATAATACTCTGAAAGATTATGTTGAAAGCCGAGTTGGTGATTTGTTACAAGGTGATACATCCACAACCAGTAGAAAACTAAGGTCTTTTACTAAGATTATTGCTATGACTAAAGCCGCTTTGAAAGGTACCAAAGAAGGTGATGATTTTAACACTACAATTGAAAATGCTAAAAACTTGACCGAGAAGAAAAGATATTACACATCCGATTATGGTTATAGTAACATGGTTGATTACATGGCCTGTAAGACCGATAAACTAATACCAGGTGAGAACTATGAAAAGCATGAACTAGAAAACATTATCAAATGGTGGAAGAACAAGGCAATAAATAGATACGAAACCCTTAAGACAGAGGGTAGACTAAGAACCGAACTAGAAGTTTGGACATCAGGTAAAGAAATACAAATCATTAGGTAAAAATGAGTACAGCTTCAGATAAATTTGAAATTGATGTTGCCAAGGAAATTGATAAGATTCCTGGCGTAAAAGCAACTCGACCTTCCGTTAGTGTTGAATATTCGGATGTATTGATATCAAAATATAATAACAAACCAGTCAAAGAATGGGTTGAAGTTAAGATGTCACACTCCGACAATTTATCTAATCCAAGAGTTTTCTATGATGGTGGAAAATGGCAGACAACATATAAGACACCAGCCGCTAAAGCCGCTATTGAAATCTTAAACAAATCACCTGAAGCTAAAAAGTTTATTGATAGTATCTCAAAGTTTACTGGTATTCCTAAAAAAGATATAAAGATACCAACAACAAAAGGTGGACTAAAAGAACCTGGTGCTGTACCACTTAATATTATGA